TTTTTACTGACCCCAAACATTATCTACGACAAGGTTTTTCATTAAATCTTGTCGTTTATTTTTACCCAAAAACTGGGATAAAAGCTAACTAAAAGAGGTTAAAATGAACGATTTTAAAGCAAAACAAGTGTGGAAAATGAGAAACGAGGGTCTGGGCTATCGCAAAATCGCAAACTTGCTTGACCTCAGTCTGACGGCAGTCAAACGCTACTGCAGTGCTAACCCTCATCTAAAGGGTTATGGTCAGGCAGTAGTGGCTATGATTTCTGACGGACAAAGAAATGGACAATTGTGCAAAGAATGTTTGAAACCCATTAAGCAACCTCGTAAAGGGAGAACGAAACAATTCTGCTCAGACAGTTGCCGTCGTAAGAATTGGGTGACGCAACATCCAGAAAAAGCTGATAGCCATGTTTGTGAACTGTGCGGTAAGACCTTCACAGCTTACGGTAGCCCTACAAGAAAATATTGCAGCAGAACCTGCGCAAGAACACCACGGAGGACATGATGACGAAAGAAAGTATGACATGGTTAACATTAACAGTTGACCAACTTAATCCAGCTAGTTATAACCCAAGGAAGGCTCTCAAAAAAGGGGACAAGGAATACGAAAAAATTAAACGGTCAATTGAAGAGTTTGGTTATGTCGAACCTATCATTGTAAACTATGATATGACTATCATTGGTGGTCATCAACGACTGACGGTCTTGAAAGACTTGGGCTTTACAGAAGTACAGTGCGTTCAAGTCCATATTGAAGATGAAAACAAAGTTAAGGCACTGAATGTTGCACTAAACAAAATCACAGGTAGTTGGAATGAAGAATTGCTTGCGGATTTGATGTTGGACTTACAAGAAGCCACCTTTGATACAGACCTAACTGGTTTTGAGTTTCCGGAAATTGACCAACTCTTTTCTAAGGTCCATAACAAGGAAGTCAAAGAAGATGACTTTGATGTGGATGAAGAACTCAAGAAACCAACGGTTGCTAAGCAAGGTGACATTTGGTACTTAGGTAAGCACCGTGTGATTTGTGGTGACTCTGCCTTACCAGAGACTTACACCTCATTGCTAGGGGATAAGAAAGCTAATTTGGTTTTAACAGACCCGCCATATAACGTCAATGTGGAAGAGACAGCAGGTAAAATCAAGAACGACAACATGAGTGATTCTGACTTTTATAAGTTCTTGTTTGCTATGTTCGTTAATGTGGAACAGAACATGGAGTCCGATGCCTCAATCTATGTTTTTCATGCTGATACTGAAGGGTATAACTTCCGTAAAGCGTTCAAAGATGCAGGCTTTTACTTGAGTGGATGCTGCATCTGGAAAAAGAACTCACTTGTTCTTGGTCGCAGCCCTTATCAGTGGCAGCATGAACCTTGTCTCTTTGGTTGGAAGAACAAAGGAAAACACCAATGGTTCTCTGACCGGAAACAAACAACTATCTGGGAGTATGACCGACCTAAGTCCAGTAAAGACCATCCAACCATGAAACCAGTTCAATTGATGGCTTATCCCATTCAAAACTCATCTATGCGTGGAACATTAGTCCTTGATCCTTTCCTTGGAAGTGGGTCAACACTAATGGCTTGTGAAGAAACAGGTCGGATTTGTTATGGTATCGAATTGGATGAAAAGTTTGTGGATGTGATTGTGAAACGTTACTATGAGGCAACTGGTGACCAATCAATCAAAGTTGTGCGAGATGGTAAGGAAATCAAATACTCAGAGTTAGTTGAGGTGACAGTATGACCCAATTGACTTTTATTGATTTCTTCGCAGGTATTGGAGGATTTAGACGTGGACTTGAGTTAGCTGGCATGACCTGCATTGGTTATTGCGAAAAGGACAAGTTTGCGGTGAAGAGTTACCAAGCTATGTATGATGCGGAAGGAGAATGGTTTAGAGATGACATTACAACACTCAAGGCAACTGACATTCCAAAAGCAGATATATGGACTGCGGGAAGTCCTTGCCAAAATGTGTCTATCGCAGGAAAGCGAGCTGGACTACGAGCTGAAAGAAGTGGACTCTTTTTTACACTCGTTGACCTTCTCAAGAGCCAAAGTGAAGAAGATAAGCCCGAGTGGCTCATCCTTGAGAATGTTAAGGGACTTTTATCAAGTCGCAGAGGAGTCGATTTTCTCGACTATCTCCTTGAACTGGACGAAGCAGGGTACGACCTTGAATGGCAAGTGTTCAATTCTAAAGATTACGGAGTTCCCCAAAACAGAGAACGTGTCTACACTATCGGACATCTTAGAAGCAGAGGTCGACGACAAGTATTACCTCTCCAGCCAGAAAGCAGTGGCAATCTTAAGCAACTTGTAGGTGGTATGCAGTCCTACCGTGTTTATGATACGGATGGCATTTCCACAACTCTGGTTGGCACTGGTGGCGGTGTTGGGGCAAAAACAGGGCTTTACTTGATTGACCAATCCATAACTAAGTCAAAGGTAACAGACCAAGCACGTTGCATCACTGCCCGTTACACGGCGGGTTCTACTAAGAGGACAGCGATGAACTCAGGTGTGTTGGAGGTTCAGCCTATCTTAACCCCAGACCGAGTAAACAAACGTCAAAATGGTAGACGACTAAAAGACGACGGTGAGCCTATGTTTACTTTAACCTCACAAGACCGACATGGAGTCCTTGAAGGAATAAAGGTTCGTAATGGAACAAAGCAAGGCTCCCAAGTGGCAGAACTCGGTGATTCGGTTGACCTATCTTATCCAGCTTCTCAAACAAGGCGAGCTAGAGTTGGTAAAGGTATTGCTCATAACCTCTCTTGTAATGGTCAAATGGGAGCAGTAGTCTGGAATGGTCGAATGGTTAAAATCAGACGGTTGACACCTCGTGAGTGTTTTAGACTTCAAGGGTTCACCGATGACCTCTTTGAGAAAGCACAAGCCGTTAACTCTGATGCCCAACTCTATAAACAAGCAGGTAATGGTGTAACCGTAAACGTTGCTTATGCGATTGGAAAAGCTATTCTTTCTTGCTAAAATCTTCGCTAATGACTAGTGTTTGGTACTAGTGGTAACATACAGCTACCAAAAAGAAGGAGGCTTCACAATGAATAGTGGTGCAAAAGAAAGAGTTGAACGTTTATACCCTGTAGGCTGTCGAGTTAAACTACTTGAAATGGATGATCCATTTCCACCACCTATTGGAATGCTTGGAACTGTCTATGGACACGATGACCTAGCTTCAGTTTTGGTTCATTGGGATGATGGCAGTAGTCTGAGTGTCGTCTATGGTGTGGATAGAATAAATCGAGTAGAGTAGAACATGACATTTGAACAATTACAATAAACCGAAAGGGTTTCGCAAGAGGCCTTTTTGCGTGTCAGAAAAATGGAAGATAGGAGGTGAGCGGCCTGGCACAACGTGGACGTAAACCAAAACCAACTGGTTTAAAAGTTCTTGAAGGTAACCCAGGTAAGCGTCCTCTCAACCATAAAGAACCTAAACCAACTAAGAAATCTCCTCGATGCCCATCGTGGTTAGAAGAGGATGCCAAGAAAGAATGGAAACGCATGAGCAAGGTGCTCGAGTCCATGGGTCTTTTGACAGATATGGATATGACGGCTTTTGCAGGATACTGCCAAGCCTATGCTAGATGGAAAGAGGCAGAAGAGTTCCTAACGAAACACGGCTCTATTATCAAAACACCTAACGGCTACCTCCAGCAGGTTCCACAAGTTTCCATTGCTCAAACCAACATGAAAATCATGCTCAAGTTCTCTGAGCAATTTGGTCTAACCCCTTCTGCAAGAAGTCGAATACAGGCTGATAGTAGTGATGGAGAACAAGATGAAATGGAACGACTACTCTCGGAGGTATAGAATGTCTTATCACTATCAACCAAGTCCTTTTATGTTGCCAACCTCACACTACGATGAGAAGAAGGCAGACAGAGCGGTAGCCTTTATCCAAAATCTGAAACACACAAAAGGGAAATGGGCAGGTAAGCACTTTTTACTCTTACCATGGCAGGAACAGATTATTCGTGACTTGTTTGGAATTGTGAAAGAGGATGGAAACAGACAGTTTCTCTCCGCTTATGTAGAGATTCCAAAGAAAAATGGTAAGAGTGAACTCGCAGCTGCGATTGCCCTTTATCTTCTTTATGCGGATGGTGAAGCCAGTGCTGAAGTTTACGGTGCAGCCTGTGATAGAAACCAAGCCTCCATTGTATTTGATGTCGCCAAACAAATGGTTGGAATGTCAAACCCACTAAACAAACGCTCCAAAATCATGGGTGCAACTAAACGCATTGTCAATTACAACAATGCAGGTTTTTACCAAGTGCTATCTGCGGAGACTGGGACAAAGCATGGACTTAATGTATCAGGACTTGTCTTTGATGAAATCCATGCTCAACCCAACCGCCATCTCTATGATGTTCTTACCAAAGGTTCTGGTGATGCGCGTGAACAACCTCTGTTCTTTATCATCACTACCTGTCTCTTATAACCATCTGACGCTGCCGACGACGGAT